CGCCGACTAGCTCTTGTGATAAAGCAGAACCGGGGTTTGCCTCAGCGTATGCTTTCATCTCTGAGCGAATTGCATCAATGTTTTGTTCATATGTCTTATCGCCAAAGGCTGACCGTAAAGCCGCCTCAGCCTCATCAGCAGTCCCAAAGGTCATACCCTGCAGTACGTTCCTAATAGCCGCTTTGGATGCTTCTGGTGTGGTTTGAACGCCAACATCAGATACTGTCAGTGCATCAGACATCTCAGGTTCAACATAAGGCTCCTGAGTGTACCTGATTGGAGGACGTTCTTTGGGCGTAGCCGCACCTAGGGCATTTGTAAAGTCCTCAGGTGACATATCTGGGTAAAACTTCTTTCGGTAGAGCTCTTTGAACTCTGAGAATGGAATATCACTATAACTCTCAGCATGGGTCGCTTGAAGTTTATCAAAAGCTGACATAAGTGCCTCTTAACGAATACCTAGTGGATCAGCAAGTGCTTCTCCTTCTTCTGGTAATGGGTTTCCTTGAGCGTCTTCAGTTCTAAACTGAATTGCGTTCTCCATACCGTACTGACGTAAGGTCGCATCATCGTAACTGTTCGCTAAACGTTCCATGTTGGCATTATAAGTGTCCAAGATGTACTGGAGGTTACCCTTAAGTGACTCTGGGCCTTGCTTAGGATCAAGAGAAGCAATAGATGACTGCAACGCAATCAATTCTTGAATTGCTACCTGACCTAACGCACCGCCTGTAGGAGACTCATCACGCATATTCTGCAACTTGTCGAAACCAATGTTTGCCTTAACGGTTGTCAACAAGGTATCCAATACCGCAGTCTTACTACCTGCACCAATTACATCACCAGTCTTACGGCCTAATACACGAACCAAAGCACCCTGCCATTCAGCAATCTCAGGGTCTTCGTTTAGTAGCGTAATAGCTTCACTGATAGAGCGATCCATGAGGTCAACCTTAGCACCTCGTGATTTAAGCCCAAGACCTGTCTTACGGTTCTGCTCTTTTAGCTTCTTATCTGTTTCAGAACCCGGAATGACTTCCATAGATACTGACAACGCACCATTATCATCGTATGAACGACGAATCTGATAATCACCAACTTGAGCGTTCCTAGGGTCGCCTGTGATTGCTGAAATTTCCCCAGTCTTTTCGTTCTCTTGATAGGCAACGCCCGGTGTCAATGTTGGGTTATCTGCAATCTCTGATTCTGTTAAGAGACGATATGATGACTTAGGTTCTGGAGGAGCACTGTAGACAACTTCATAGTCATCTGTACCGGGTTTCTTAGCAATAACAGACTTACCGACCGTAATTGGCTCAAAGGCTTTATTGGCTGTCTTAATAGCGTCTGCGATAGGCATAGAGCCAGAAGCAACTAATTGAGCAATATCTGGATTGACTTTATTCAAATACTCAACAGCAGATGATCGTTGTTTTTGTTCTTGTAAACGAGTACGAACAACTTCTTCTTGTTTTTGAATCTGTGTTGCTAACTGAGCGAGAACTTGTGGATTAGCCCCAGTTTGCTTAAGTTGTTCATAAGTAGACTTCATGCTCTGAAGGTTACCCGGCTGATAGCCTCGCATGGCCTGTTGCTGTGCACGAGCCTGACGCTCCTCTACAGGAACACCTAAGTCAGCAATACGCTGTCCCATATCTCCGCCTACAGCTTGTCCTAAGCCACCTGTGACACCCCTAAGCAACCCTGCACCTGCCATAGCTCCACGTTGTGCCGCCTGTGCACCATAACGAGAGATAATACCGGGTAGTGCTGTAGTGCCTCCACCAGTAATCATTTGTTGACTACGTGCTAAGGACTCTTGCATGAGGCGGTCTTGTTGTTCTTTACGAACTTGTGAAGGAGTCTTAAGTAGCCCCATCAATACTGATTGTTGTGCCATTACGCTTCGCCTCTGAAGTAGCCATACTTATCAAAGAACTGATCGTCTGTTAAAAACGAATCAGGTATGCTAGGGATAATTTTACTTAATCCACCAGTTAGTGCTCCAAAGAAGTCCTGTCCTGCTGAAGCACCGCCACCGTCTGGCTTAGCAAACATACCGGACAATGCATTTGCTAGAGCCTGTGTACGAGCCGCTTCCACGTTAGCCGCCGCTGTTGCACCTGCCGCTTGTGCCTCAAGACCTGCAATACCACCACGATAAAGAGCTTCTGCTTGACCCTGACGTGCCGCCTGAGCAATACGTGAGATGTCAATACCCGGCATCAATCCTGCCATTGCTTGTTGCTGTGGTACGTATGCCGCACCTAACATACCTGTGACGTTTTGAATTTGTTGTTGCTGTAACGCAGGAGCTAACTGAGACGCTTGGAAAGCCGCTTGATTTTGTGCTTCTTGTACAGCCTTCTGATACGCTAGTTGCTCTGGAGTGCCACCATAAGCCGCTGTTTGAACACCTAAGCGTCCTTGAGATGCTAAACGATTTTCTAGTGCAAGTGCTTGACGTTCTTCTTCAGGTGTTTGCATACCACGAATCTGACCGTACAAACTCTCAGCAGTGACTGGTGCTTGACCAACCATGCCTTGTGCACCTGATAACAATCCTTGTTGAATTGCTTGCTCTGTCTCGCCTAAGCCATACGTTAAAGTAGGCTGACCAGTGGTAGGGTCTGTACCAATGGTTGTCCCTGCACCTGTTGCAGTTTTAACGCTGAATGGTACAAACTCTGCCGCACCTGCCGCAGTCTGTGCAACCTGTTGTGCCGCTTGAGGAACATCAGCCGCATATTGTGTCAGTAAGTCAATTTCATTCTGAGACAATGCATACGGAGCATATGCCGCACCTGCTTGTCCTAAACCTGATAGCAATCCTGCTAAGTCAGCCATTAGTATGTACCTCCATCAATAGTACCAATCGTTGCAGTACCAGTGACAGATAGCGTGGGTGCTGTAACTGTCCCAGTGAATGTAGGCGATGCTAGGTTTGATTTAGTTGACACTGCTGATGCAATTGCATCAAACTCATCATCAATCTCAGCACCTTTAATAATTTTACCGGACGTACCTGATGGCAAACTGTCCTTAGCAGTAAAATCAGTTGTCTTTGTATAATCTGACATTAGATCGTCCTTCCTATAATTGCTTGTGCAGTGAGTCTCTGAATAGATACAGGTTGACCACTGATTGTTGCTTCAACACCTAATTGAACAACTTGTCCACCACCGGAGGCTTGTACCTGTGGTCTGTTTACAAGAACACCACCGTTAAATTCACCGATGTTGTATTCTGCAATGTTGTATTCTGCAATCACTTGCGTTGCTAGAATAAATGTTTTCTTACGATATGAGGATGCGTAGTCGTATCCCCAGTTAAGCGTTGCTTGAGTAGAACTCCCACCAATCACAGATATTTTTAGATTCTTTAGTAACTTGAGATTAGAAGGTTGTCCAAAGTCAATGTAGTTGGTAAAGTAGGACATTGCATACGAACTGCTATTGTCAGTGTATCCACCGTATGTAGCAATACCAAGTCCTTTTCCTAGTACCAAATCCCCATCACGCAAACGACATAGACACTGAGGTCTAATGGTGTTCCAACGTGTTACTCGTGCACTTCCGTCTTGCAACGGGCTACGCATATCAAAACAAAACGTACTACCGTTAGTCTCTAAGTGAACAAGATAGAATGCTTCTTCAGGAGAATAAACAGAGTAGATACGTCCTGTTTCAATACCAACAAGTGATGTTAACTCTGTGCGGATATTCTTAGAGATGTCACGCATAGGAACTGACTTCTCTTGAATAGTACGTGCAAAACTACGTACACCTCCGTCAGACAAGAACAAGACATCTGTACCCGTTACTTGCACACTATCACGAGCAACACAACCAATACCTGCTACAGTGTCTGCTAGTGACATCGTTGCAGGATCATCAGCACCTTGGTAAACAAGTATCTGAGTTTTACCAAAGATGATAAGGAAGTTGTTGTGGATTGTAATGGCAGTGATTTCATCAGCACCATTAGGCCACACTTTAGACACATCTATACTACCAGAGCTACCTGTGTCCCACTTGAAGCCAGTGAGTAGGTCTGACCAATATACTGTTGTGTTATTGGTGTCCGTTTTGGCAACCCAGAGTCTACCAAAGCCAGACTGAACAATATCGCCAGAAGGAACCGTGCCACTGTAGTCTGCGTGTGCAGATACTTCGTCACAAGTTGTACCATCATAATATACTGGATCAGACCCCTCTCTAAATAAATAAATCACTCCGTTAAGGTTGGCACTATCAAAGTTGCCGTCACTAACGGTGTAACTTGCAGGGGTTATGTCTGTGAGTGTTTCTAATCCTGAGTAAATTTTAGTATCAGAGGCACTGATTACTTCTGTTGTCCCATCAGATGCAATGTATTCACTAATGTGTACAATGTCATCTGCAGTGGTATCTACATCACTGGTATAAGTCCATCCTTGTCTCGCACCAATACGTCCAAATTGGTCAATGACGCAGTTGTCAGCAACCAGAGCAAACTGCTCAGAGAGTGACGTAGGGCTGTCCTGAGTGTTTAACCCA